TATTCTGAATTTCCTTATATTTTTGCAGAGCAGTAGCAGAACGCAAAGCAGAAAGTTTCAAAGAAGCATCAGCAGTAAGATTACCACTAAAGCCAACAAGGCGAAGACCTGTAGAAGTAGTTCTTACAGGAGCAACATAACCATCATGAGCAGGAACAGGCGCAGAATTGGCTTTTTCTAAACTATCACCTGCACTATAAGAACTACCGCCAAAAATTGCACCTTTAGAACCATCAGCAGAATCATTAATACGGAAAAGTGCATCTGTATTATTCAAACCAACAGAAACTGCAGACTCATCTCCATACTGCGCACGAGGAAGAACGGAAGTAAAATAATCGATAGGAAGATTAGAGTTTTCCAAATCGAGAATAGAAGACCGTAAACTAACAAAAGAGGTCTCACTAATGAAACTTTTAGCATTCATGTTAGAAGTAGGCAACAAATAATCAATGTTACATGTCCAAGGCTCAAAAGGTTGCCACTTTTCATTGCGATAATGGTCATTACAAATCTTATGATAAGCCAACAAAGGCAAAATCGAAAGATTAGGACTATTAAGAAGAGAAGAACACTCAAAAGATGTAAGGTCTAAGGAGTACTTAGAAGATACAAAAGAAGCCTTATCCCATTTTTTGTTATCAGAACAAAACTTAATAGCTTGAGCAAAAATATCGTACTGAATAACATTAACAAAATTACCATAACCCAAAGACATAAGCAATTTACCGGCACGAACCAAGCGGTAACCGTCACAAATAAAAACATCACTATAAAACGAAGATCTTGAACAGAAATCTTTAAAGCCAACTGGAGTAGCATTCTCAAAACTTTCTTTGGTTAAATAAGCATGAACAGCACCAAGTAAATGCTGATACATAAGATCTAACCAAGAGGCCAAATCAACATAAGAAATGAAAGGAAGTGATGTAGAAATAGGAAATGCATCGGTTGAACTAGCTGCAAACTTAGAAATATTCTGTCCGGCGTCACCTTTAGTCATATTATTAACCTGTTGCTCAAAGTACTTCCAAAGAGACTGAAAAGGTACAAAATAATACTGTATATTTTCACGTATACGAGTAAACGCATCAGAATTAAGGGCAGCGGTACGTGTTTTACCATTATACCCAATCTGGAACGTCTCATTAGGATTAACCCACTGAGTAAAAACTGGCAACAATTCGCCAACTTGGGCGGTAAACATGTGACGGTGAGACAAATCGAACGCATTGCGGTTTACCTTATTTTTAAGGCGGTGCATACCTAAAACTTTATTAGCCATAATAATTAATTTTTATAAGAATCAACAACATCACGGTGTTTAATATTTTCAACAAAAGCCATATTAGCTTTTTGAACTTGATACTGAAAAATAGACCGTGTTTTTAAACAATTAAAATCATATGTACCAGTAAACGAAGAAATACTTGCATAATTTTCATAAGCAAATAATTTATCATTTTCCAAATTTTGGAAATACTGAACCATATTTTGATAATCTTTCCAAGCGATGAAGTCAAAACGTAACTTAAGACATTCATAAAAATCCAAACCTAAATAGGAGGATAACGAATAGTGATGGTGAGCAGCATAAAGCAACGACTTTAAAGGATTAACAGAATCAGAACTATTATAAACCGGTTTAGCAAAAGTAACTGCATACCAATGAACAGCCCGAAACTGATATGTATATTTATATAACTCAATAGTGGAAGGTTTAAACAACCACAATAAAAACTCTCTTACGGACGAATCGTCATAAATTTCTCCATGGGAAGTGAAAAATCGTCTGGCAACGTATACAACCGAACGAAATAGGGTAGAAGTTTGCTCAACATTAAAGACGGAAGAACCTGTAAATCTAACGGCAAATTGAGAGTAATACGCATCGGACATGGAAACAGATCTTCGAATACCCTTCTTGTTAACGACATAATCAGTTGTAAGTGTTTCGAAATCTCTAGCCTTGAATAATTCTTTAACCTCTGATCTGTCCTTTGAACCCAATAAGATGGAATGGAAACTCCTTTGTGGAAACTTGTCAAGCACTCGAGGGAAGTCAGAATGTTGTGTAAGATACTTACTAACATATTCCTGCATGTTGCCGTCTGTAACCTTTGTAGTCGTATCACCGTAGACCCATAACGCAGCCAAATCGAGTTTAACACAAATTTCTCGGGGATTTTCTTTGGTGGATTGGGGCAAAGTTCGAACAACCCTAAAATCTGCTCTCGCTCTAGGCGAGTTGTGGAATAATAGGAGATGATAATGCGGACGGAACGATTGGGAACCATACTCGCAAATAATGTAGTAACGAATTGTTTCTCCATATTCTTTTAAAAACCATTTTCTTAAACGACCTATATATTTTCGAATATCATCATACCATAGTATAGGAACAACAGAATTATTACGAATACCACGGGAACGAGAGGGAAATCTACTATAATATTTATCAATACGAGCGTAATAATCACGCAACATAGGAGCAGTATCAATAGTAGAAAAATCAGTAAGCTGAAACGATTTAGAAATTTTATCCTCTACAAAGTAAAAACTTTTAGTTTTCCTATTATACTTTTTAATAACCCGATTAGGAACACGAAGAGCATAACCAAAAGGATAGAGAAAAGAAGTATCAATGTAGGGCAAATGTAAATCGTCATACGTATTAGTAATAAATTCAACATATTTATGTTTTGAGGCCTCAACCTCTAAAATCTTACATAAATGCTCTTGAGCAGCAACACGGCATTGAATACAAGAGTGACAACCAACATGAGTCAAACCATGACGACCAGCAACGAGCACGGGATTATTGCAACGAGGAAAGAGAGCCATAACTATGAACTAAATAAATTACCATCATAACTACTTAAAATAGTTTTGTCTGTAACACGACCTCCACTTTTTGAAAAATCGAGAGGGCAATACAATTCAATTTCTTTCAATGTATCGGCAAGATAAGGTTTAGATTGACCAGTGCAATATGCCTGCTTACGCTGAATTTCACGAATTACCTTAAGAGCAGTCAAATAATCTTTGGCAGTCATAAGCGAGAACTAAATACGTTTATACCATTGGTATTCATGTTCCCACTGAACAGGTGAAGTTGTCATAGAAGAAACAACAACAACAGAAGGCAAAAACAGACAAACAAATTCGTCAATCTTACCAAATTTAACTACATACTGAACACCGTTAACTTCAACGATAAAAAAGCGAGACGAACTTTTATTCATAAGGCTTAAAATTTTTAGAACGGACAAAGCCGTTATGTTTAACAATTGTGGTATCAACACTAACAATAATAGTGCGACCACCTGCAACTATATTGTGAGACGTACTGCATGATGACAAAGAAGAGACACCAAAATAAGCAGCTATCAATCCAAGTGCATACAAAGCTACTTTGATGATAATTTTTATAAATTCATTTTTCATGGTGCAAAGATAAGGAAATGTTTTTGAAACAACCAAATTTGTTAACATTTATTAGTAAAATAGTTACTAAGGAACAAAAGTGCAGTAATTAGGAAAGTGTATTCCCACTTTTGCCTACCTATAACAAGAGAGTGGAATTTTCGGGAGAAAATTTTCATAAAAAGGTAGTTACAAAGCAGTTACAAACTTTTCCGCGATAAACTAAGGTTTTTCTAACAGACAAACCAAAGTAATGTATCTGTTTAGTTAAATTGTGTACGTACGTATAAAATGCGCACGCACACAAATACAAAACAGATACATAAATAGTATAATATAAAATTTTTATTATTTCATAAAAAAATATAGATTTTTACGGAAGGTATTTATGCTAGATGAGAATTATCTGAAAACGTGTTTGCATTATTTAACGTACATTTAACAGATATTTAACTCATTTAATTGGTAGTGTCGGAGAAAATTCGTACCTTAGCAATAGATAAAAAGAAAGTCTTTTTACAATAAACATTTAAATAGATATAGTTATGTATAAATTAGTTTATAACTACAAAGAAACAGTAGAAGGCAAAGTAATAGCTGAAAAAGAATACTTAAACGGTAATCCATTCAGACTAAAGAGAAACGCAGTACACTATCTCCTAGACATTATCCAAAGCGAATATGGAGAAGATGGATACGGAACAAAGCAAATAACAGGTGGAGCAATATATTGCTATAAATCAGAATTATTGGCAGATAAAAGACGAAAAACAATAGAATGTACAATATGTATAAAGAAAATATAGCAAAAAAGGGCGCAAGGAATTAACCTTGCGCCCAATCTATTATTTATAACCCGTAGGGCTATAATTAGGGTTTTCGCGATACGCATCAAGCCAAGATTTACCACTAGCTGGAGCAGGCGGAGTGTTATCAGCACCCTTCTTAAAACGAACCTTTGGTAAAAAATTACTAGCACCTTCAGCAACATTGTTAAATACACGTGAAGTGGATTCAATACGCTCAAAGACTTTATCGGTATCATAACTATCAACACGCTTATTGGTAAGAGACGTTTCGGATTTGTACATACCACTCAAAGAACGTATCAAATCGGGCTCTTGCATCAACTTGTTTAAAGACCATTCATTTTGCTGAATATTCAAATCAAGCAAATGCTTATAGGGAGTTTTCCGCAAAATGCTTTCAGCCTTACCAATAGGCATTTTACCCAACATAAAGTCAGTATAATATTGTTGCATCTGATTAGACATAAGTTGACCCGAAGTCAAAGCTCCATAGTAACCACCTAACTGTTTAAGATAAGCAGCATTGGTATTGGCATTCGTTAAAGCAGCACGACCTTGCATCAAAGCTGCACTACTTTGTACCGTAGCAGCATGTGCAAAAGTTTGTTGAATAGATAACCATTTGCCATAATTCTCAGTTTGCTTGAGGGTATATTTACCCGCAGCAATATCACGAAAGGCAGACGCATAAAAAGACATTGTTTGAGCAACATTTTTTTCTACTTCTTGAGGCATAACATTGTAAAGACTGAAAGCCTTAAGACGTGCATCATACATAGCATCAAAACCCTGCCAATTGGACAACTCTGCTTTAAATTGCTCTTGTAATAACCTATTTTGATAGGTATCCATAGCAAATCTATAAGTCATTTTCTGCATATCTGTTTGAGATTCCATAAGACCTTTTTGTGCATTATTAACACCCTCAATAGACTTATTCACATTCTCTTGAGACTTTTGCAAAGAAACAGACGCATCAACAGAACGAGTTGTATTATAGGCAGCCAAGCCACTTTCAGCAGCGTCACCAACAAAAGAGTAATCAGAAGGCAACATATTGGCAGATTCAGCAGCAGTTGCAGAAGCACCACTACCAACGTTACCACTAGCAGAAACATCTCCTAACAAAGCATTAAGACCTGCAGAACGCAGATCATTAGCCTTAGCAGAAGAAGTTCCAAACATACGATACATCATTTCTTGCCAATCACGATTTTTTTGAGCTTCCTCTTTATTAAATTGATTCTGCTCTTGCATGATTTTATAATTCATCTTATTAGTCTTATTGGTATTATGATTTCCAAAAAGACCACCAAGCAAGGAACCGGCTAGACCTAAAGCACCACCAACTAAAGCACCAGGGACACCACCAACAGTAGCACCACCAGCAGCACCAGCACCAGCAGAACCGAGAGCGGTACATTTAGTTAAACGAAAAGGAGCACCGCCAAAAACGGCAATACTCCTAAAATTTATAATAGACAACATAGGCAAAACTACTTAAAGATTTCCAGTAAACGAGACTGAAATTCAGCATTTTCTTTTTCAGCCTTTTCTTTTTCCTCTTTCTCCTTAAGAGCAGCAGCAGCCTTATCACGAACCTCTTTATCTTTAGCAGCAAGTTCTTTAAGATAAGACATTTTTTCACTAGAAGTCTGAGTGTAACGAGAAGGACAAGAATTGATTAACTCATCATCAGTCAAAGAACCAAAAGTATCTTCGAACTGAGTACGGAAATTCGAGGTATCAATCATAGGCTGCAAAGATTCCTTAATTTCACGCAAAGTCTGTGCATCAGCACGCATAGTATCTATACGCTGCAACAGAGAAATGTCAGTATGAAAAGAAGTACGCAAAGGATTATTCTTATCATCTACAGAAGTAACTTCGTGTTGTACCTCTTCATAAACAGGTGGTACAAAAACAACTTTATCTTTAGCTTTCATATAAAAAAAATTTAAATTATTTTGAATAAGGCAAACCGTACATACTAAATGGACGGACAGCAACACAAGTATTAACACTACCAATGAGCAACTTATCGTCATTAACTGTACCCGACCATTGATTTACAAAAATAGGATAAAGTATAGACGGACGACATTTAAATAAATCGTCAATGCTACCATAATTAGCAGAAGACTGGGAACCTAGATTGCGACGCCAAAGACGCAAAAAAGTTTCATCATAACCAGTAACCCAAGATGAATAGGTACCACAAAAACCACCTTCGAAATAATCTCGAGCGCTCTTTAATTCGGCATACCTAGGCGAATAACCATAAGTAACAGACATATCAACAGGTGAAGAAATAGGTAAAACATCACCAGTAAGAGAAGGACACAAACCAAGCAAAGGAGCACTAAGTTCACAACGGTATTGCGTTTGCATACCGATACTATCAAGTTCTGGAATAGGAAAATCGGTAGCGTCAGTCTTAAACAAATTACGGTCAATGCCAACATGAGAGTAATCAAGTTGAGGAACAGCACGATAAATACCAATAATTATACCATAGGTAGAAGCAGTAAATTTGCAACCAGCAGACAAATCACCAACACCAATAGCCTTAATATCAGGTTGACCACCATCAAGGAAATTGGTATTAACTTGTGGATTTATGCTTAAAGTTTTATCATCACCACCTATAAAAATAGAGGTACGAGAGTCTACTTTAGGCTTAATACCAAAGTGTGCCAAAACTTGATTAGCAAAATCGGGGTCATTGCTATTCTGAATTTCCTTATATTTTTGCAGAGCAGTAGCAGAACGCAAAGCAGAAAG